GCCGTTCCTAGCGCAATCAAACAAGCAACCGTTATTCAGAGCAGCCGAATCTTCAAACGCCTTGACTCGCCGTTGGGTGTGTTGTCTGCACCAGACCTCGGCTACATTCGTGTTGGCACAAGACTTGACCCTGATGTTCAGCAACTGGTTGAGCCGTATCGCCTGGCAAGGTTCATGGCGTAATGGCACAGATTAGTGAGCTGCGACAAGGCATCGCAAACAACCTGGCAACCATCACTGGTTTGCGCACCGGTTCGACTATTCCTGCGAATGTGAATCCACCGTTTGCGATCATTGCACCGGCATCGGTTGACTATCACAAAGCGTTTAAGAACGGCCTGTCAACTTACAACTTCACGGTGACTTTGGTTGTGGGTTTGGCTAGTGAGAGAACGGCACAGAACTCGTTGGATGCTTACTGTTCCCCAACAGGTTCTTCTAGTATTCGTGGGGCAGTAGAATTAGACAAGACACTCGGCAATAAAGCATTTGATTGCATAGTGTCTGGGATGAGAAACTACGGCTCAATTTCACTCGGAGATAACACCTATCTGGCAGCTGAGTTTGACTTAGTTGTGCAGGCAGACTAACAAGGAGATTCAACATGGCAAAATTCGTGGCAACTGACCACAAGATTACGGTCAACGGAACTAATTTCAGCGACTCGCTGCAATCAGTTGATCTAACCATCCAGGCTGACGAAGTTGACACAACCACTTTTGGTGGCGCGTGGAAGACTGTTACTGGCGGCCTTCGCTCAGGTTCACTAACCCTCAACTTCTATCAGGACTTCGGTGCTGGTTCGGTTGATGCTGTGTTGTGGCCTTTGCTGAACACCAACGCGACTGTGACCATCACACCAACCAGCTCTGCAACTTCGGCAACTAACCCGATTTACACTGCTGTTTGCTTGGTGTCGCAATACCAGCCGTTTGCTTCAACCGTTGGCGATCTAGCGACCCTATCGGTCACCTGGCCAACAAGCGGCACTGTTACTCGCGCAACAGCCTAATTCTTTACCACAACTAAAAAGGAAACCAAATGAAACTCAATCTACGCGCAGAATTTTTGGATGGCAGAACCATTGACCCGATTCCGGTGATCATGCCTGACATGCTGAAATTTGAAGAGAAGTTCAATTTGTCTGTGGCTACTTTGGCTAAGTCTGAGAAACTGACACATATCGTGTTTTTGGCTTGGGCTTCGTTGAGTCGCACTAAGCAGACTGATAAGAGCTTTGAGGATTTTATTGAAACGGTTTCTGCGGTTTCTGCGAGTGAATCCGACCCAAAATAGTTGGGCTTGGCGATGAGTCTGCTCATTGGCTCATCGCCGGCCTTGCTGTTGAAACAGGTATTGCACCAAGTTTGTTGATGCAAGAGTCGCCTCGGATGTTGTTTACCATCCAGCGTTATTTGATTCATAAGAATCAGGCGAGATAAAAGAAAACCACCTGCCGTTTATGACAGGTGGTTTCTTTATTCCAGCGACTATTTGGGGGAAATGTGCTGGAAGCCTGTGAGTTGGAAGTTCGGGTGTTGTAGCACTGCACCTGCGGCGAGGTCTAACATCTTTTGAATGTCTGACAGTTTGCGTTTGCTGTAAACGGCCAACTGCTCAAAGAAGTCTGAGTTCGTTATGGCGTTGTATGCCAGGCTAACGACTAGGCGTTGCCAGAACGCATCAATCTCACTGATGTTGTTTTTGTCTATCTCGTCAAGTGTCTTTGCTGCCATCTTCAAATCGTCAGCTGCGAGAACGCTGCGCTCACCGTGAACCAGGTCTTTGATGTATTCAGATCCCCACCATGTTGCCAGGCTAAGTTCTTCAAAGAACTCGTCACTGACTTCGCCACAGGCGCGAATCTCGGCAAAGAACTGTTGCCAGAATGGGTCAAGATGCCACACGAAGCCGTGGTCGGCGTAGGTCACTTCAAACTCGGTTGAATCGCCAAACGGACTCCATGAGCCGCCGTGCAAATCCATTTCTTTGCCTAGTTGGGTCAAGACCTCTGATGTCGATGGTTCATCGATGCGCCACAAGCCGTGGTCTGCAAAGTTCCAGTAACCAGCAAAGCGTGACTTGTATGTGTCAACCTGCATGGTCGCGCCATCGGGCTGCCATGAATAGGCTTTGGCAACGATTGGATCGGTGGTTGTTTTTGGGATGACCGGCATGTAGCAAATCCAGGTCATGTCGTTGCGGTCGTATTCGAAGTGTGGTTGGTTCACGAGAGCTGTTGCGAAGTTAGTTGTTTCCATGATTACCCTTTGTGCTGTTTGTTGGCCAGCGGTTCAAAGATAAGGGTTTGCCTGGTTGTTGGCAAGTTCATCGGGAGGGTTTTTAGATAACGGTTTGATAACGGGGCGGTAGAATTGACCCTATGGCCGAACCACTAACACTCGAAATCGCTAAATTCAGCGGTGCATTGGCACAACGCGGTGGTGCTGGTGTAGGTCAAGACATTCAGGTTACTGACATCCGTGAGCTACAAAAGCGCATGAGGGCTATTGAGCCGCGCCTGCGAACACAGTTTGTGCGTGACATCAAGAAGATTGGTAAACCGTTAGAGTCGCAGATCAAGACTGGCATTGGCACAATCAAGCCGTTGTCTGGGATGTTCAAGGATAAGGGTCGTTTGGGTTGGGGTGTTGGCGTGAAGCCGGATAAGACCCTTATTCAGTTCAGGACTTCGGCTGGTGGCAAGTCTTTGACTACGCCGCTTCTAAGAATCAAAGTGTCTTCACCTGCCACGGTTTTGGTGGACATGGCTGGCCGTTCTGGTAACTACATCGGCGATGGGCGTAGGAACGACAATGCGCCTGCAAGCACTAAGCCGCGTAATGCCAACAAGAATAAGGGTGATGCCTTTATTGCTAGTTTGAACAGGAAGAATGGCGCACCAGCTTCTCGCCGCATTTGGCCTAGTGCTGAAAAGAGTTTGCCTGCGGTTCGCCGTGAGGTCGAAGTTGTTTTGGCTAACGCTTTTAGGTATTTCAACATGAAGGGTCTGTGACATGGCTGGTTCTATTTTTATTCCGCTGAAAACGGTTCTTGATAATTCGGGCATCAAGAAGGCACAGTCGGAGTTCGGCAAACTTGGTAAGTCGCTAAAAGGTGCGCTTGGTGCTGTTGGTTTGGGTCTTGGTCTTGGGGCTATTACTTCTCAGTTGAACGCTGCTGGCAAGGCTGCTGCGGCTGATGCAAAGTCGCAGGCATTGTTGGCGAACACGCTTAGAAACACTGTTGGTGCGACTAATGAGCAGATCGCCGCAGTGGAAACTTCCATTTCCGGCATGGAACGCCTAGCGGCGGTTGCCGATGACGATATTAGACCGGCCTTCGCTCAGTTGACCAGGGCGACCTCGGATGTTGGGGTTGCTACACAGCTGACCAGTTTGGCTTTGGATGTTGCTGCTGGCACAGGTCGCGATGTCAACGCTGTTGCGATTGCGTTGGGTCGCGCCTATAACGGCAACACGACTGCACTTGCCAGGTTGGGTGTGAATGTCAAGGGTGTCAATGACCCTCTCGGTGTTTTGGCTAAACAGTTCGATGGTGCTGCTGAGGCCGCCGCCAAACTAGACCCTTATCAGCGTTTGGAAATTGTGTTCGGCAACCTGCAAGAGCAGATTGGTATGGCACTTCTTCCGTATCTAAATGACCTGGCTGATTTCTTTAACTCGCCAGAGGGTCAAGAGGCGTTGAAGCAGTTTGCTAACGATGTCGCGGACATTGCAACCTCGGTCATTGATTTGGCTAGTGCTTTGCAGTTGTCTGGTGTTCTTGAAGATTTGGCTACTTTTGTTGAACGCGCCGCTGCGTTGTCAAAACTTGATTTTGCAAAGTTGGGCAAGCAGGATGCTGATGCAGGGATGCAGAAGTATCTTGACCTGTTCAAGAGCAATCGCAAAGCCTACGATGAGCAGATTGCGTTCCTCAAACGCGCTGGTGGTGATCGTGCCAGCAGTGAGGTTGCGCTGATTGAGGCGTTTGTCAAGCGGAACGCACCTGGCACTGGTCAGGGTGGTTCGGTTCTCGACAGCTACTTTGGTTCTACTGGTATTCGTGGCGGTTTGGGTTCTGCGCTTGTGTCTGTGCGGAAGACTACTGATGATTTGAAGAAGTCGAACACTGGTCTGAGTGCGGCGGCTAAGGCTGCTGCGGATGCCATCCAGAAGTCGATTGATGCTGCTAATGAGCAGGCTGAGGCTTACATAAAAGCAGCTGAGGCTGCTGCTGAGTTTATGTCTGCGACTCGTTCGATGGTTGATGGTTTCCGTGATCTGTTCAAGGTCACACCGGAACTAGGCGCGTTTGAGCAGTCTGCTGTTGATGCGTTTAGCAACATTTTTGACACGATTGATTCGGCGTTGTCTGATGGCCTGATTTTGTCGGGTGCGGCTTCGGCGTTGCGTGAGTATGCGGCTAGTGAGCGTAAGACTTTGCAGGCGATTGCGAAGCAGCGTGATGTGTTGGCTGGCAAGATTGATGTGGCGAGAACCATAACGGCTGGCGTTACTGGTTTGTTGAGCATCACTAACTTGTTGGAAACTAGCAGCCGTAGTGTGACTGAAACTGTGCGTTCGATTGTTGGCGGCATCGATGTTGCGGTGACTAAGACTTTTGATGTGGTTGAGTCTGGTGGCCTTGTGGATAACTTCCAGAAGTTGGTTGATAAGACTAAGGCGTTTGCTAAGAACCTGGTTGCTTTGAAGAAGTTGGGTTTGAATAAGCAGTTGTTTGCGCAGCTGGTTCAGGCTGGTGCTGATGCTGGTGGGGCTACGGCTGAGGCGATTGTGGCTGGTGGTTCGGACACGATCTCAGCGTTGAATGGTCTTTACAACGAGTTGGCTTTGTCGGCTTCGGACATTGCGGCTAATGCCACTGACACGCTGTATGAGGTGGGTCAGCAGGTTGTGAGCAACGGTTTCATTGAGGGGTTGTTGTCGCAGGATTCGGAGTTGCAGAGGGCTGCACAGACTTTGGCTGATGCGTTTGCCAGCACCTTTACAACTCAGTTGCAGTTGGCTGTGGATGCGGTGTTGCCGCAGGGCAGTTCAATGATTGACCAGGTGGCTGCTGTGAACTTGTCTGGTGGCGGTGTGGGGGGTCGTGGCACAGCGTTCAACGCCGCTTCTTCGGGTCGCGCCACTATCTTCAATGTGAATGTGTCTGCCGGTGTTGTCACCGATCCGAACGGCCTAGCAAGAACGGTCATTGATTCGGTGAAGAAGTATGAACGCGCCAACGGTTCAGTCTGGGTCGCTGCCTAATGCCAGCCGTAACTGAGAAGGTTGAGCTTGGTTTTGATGAGAATGGGCCAGGTAACTTCTTTATCCTTGATGACCCTGTTCAGGGTGTTTTAGACAACCCTGGCTATGTTTTGGGTGGTGGGTCGTTCTTCTACGATGTGAGCGCGTATGTGACACAGATCAGTGTGAACCGTGGCAAGAGCCGTGCGCTTGACCGTTACCAGTCGGGTGTTGTGAATGTTCAGTTCAATAACCGAAACAGGTTCTTTGACCCGACTTATGTGGCTTCGCCGTTTTATGGTCAGATTGTGCCTCGCCGCGATGTGCGCATAACGGCCAATAACGAGTTGGTGTTCTTGGGAACGACTGAGGACTGGAACTTGGATTATGCGCCGAATGGTGATTCGACTGCGACTGTTTCGGCTGCTGACGGTTTCGCGTTCTTAGCTGGTCAGACTCTAACGACTGGCACTAACCCTGTTGAGTTGTCGGGTGCGCGTGTGAATCGTGTGTTGGATTCTGCTGGTGTGGCGTGGCCTGCTGGTGCTAGAACCATTGACACTGGCACTGCGACTTTGCAGGGTGATGCGGTGACACCGGCTGATAACGCTTTGCAGTATTTGCAGCTGATTGAGTCTTCTGAGCCTGGCGAGTTGTTTGTGGGTAAAGATGGTCGTTTGGTGTTTCAGGATCGTAACAAGGTGTTCCCTTCGGCTGCTGTGCCTTTGTTGACTGATAACGCTTCTGGAATTACTTATTCTCAGGTGCGTGTGGTTTATGGTTCGGAGTTGTTGTTTACTCAGTCTGAGGTGAGCCGTAAAGGGTCTTCGACTATTGTGCAGGCCAACGACACATCGGCTCAGTCTGATTATGGTGTGCGCACACTGACCTTGGATGGGTTGTTGCAGAACACTGATGATGCTTTGGTTGAGTTGGCCACTTACTATGTGAGCTTGTATGCGCAGCCTGAGTATCGTTTTGACCAGGTTGAAATTATTTTGTCGCAGCTGTCTTTGGTTGACCAGAATAAGATTTTGGCTTTGGATTTGGGTTCGGTTGTGCAGGTGCAGTTCACACCTAACGGCATTGCACCGGCTATCACCAAGTTTGCGAGAGTTATTTCTATCAGCCACACGGCTTCGTTGGTTGACCACAAAGTGGTTCTTGGTTTGGGAACTTTGAACGCAACACTATTCCAGTTGGATGATGTGGCGTTTGGTATCCTAGACACAGGAACATTAGCGTTCTAAGGAGTTATTTTGGCTGGTTCAGGTTGGCGCACTTTCACATCGGGTGCGGTGTTGACTGCTGCTCAGGTGCAGGATTTTTTGCAAGACCAGGTTGTGCAGGTTTATGCGACTACGGCTGCTAGGTCTAGTGCGCTTGGCACGGCTGTTAGCAATGGCATGATGTCGTTCATCACGACTGGTTCGCAACTTGATGTTTATGCGAATGGTGCTTGGACTGGGTTGAACTACACGACCATTTCGGCTAACACCGTTTCGGCTTATACCGTGACTGCGGCGGATCACAACAAAACTTTTGTTTCTTCTTCGACAGCTGCGCAGACGATTGTTGTGCCGGACTTGTTTGAGATTGGTGAACGGTTTGATGTTGTGCGCGATGGTGCTGGCACGGTGAGCATCACTGCTGGAACTGGTGTGACTACTTGGGCTGGTGCTGGAACTGCTGGCACGGCTAAGTCGTTTGCCATGGGAACGCAATACAGTGCGGCTTCGGTTATCAAGGTTGCGGCTAACTCATACCGTGTTATTGGTGCGGTGACCTAATGGGTCTGTTACCTCTTGGCTTGCTGAGTCAGGGTGGTGGGCCGCCAGCAGTTTCTGGTGGAACTCTTTATTCTGATGCAACCTATTTTTATAGAAAATTTACTGCAAGCGGCGATTTGATTGTGCAGAATGGGCCAGTTTCTATGGACATTTTGATGATTGCTGGTGGTGGTGGTGGGTCTGATAACAATGGAACTTCTGGCGGTGGCGGTGCTGGTGGTTTGCTATACACAACAGCGGCAAGTTTAACACCTAGCACTTATGCCATTGTGGTTGGTGCTGGTGGTGCAAGCGGTGCAAATTCAGGATCGAACACAACATTCACCGGTAGAACTTCTGCTGTTGGTGGTGGATTTGGCGCTTTCGGTGGTGGAACTGGTGGTTCTGGTGGTTCTGGTGGTGGTGGTGGTTCGGCTTTTGGAACTTCATTCGGTGGCACTGGCACTGCTGGTCAGGGAACTAATGGTGGTGGCGCAACTGGCGACTGGGGTTCTGGTGGTGGTGGTGGTAGAGGTGTTGCTGGTAGCAATGGTGCTGGCAGCAATGTCGGCGGCAATGGTGGTAATGGAATCAATACTTATTCATCGATTGCAACGGCCACAAGCTCTGGTTCTGGCGGTTATTACGCTGGCGGTGGTGCAGGTTCTAGTCACCCGACAATTGCAAACGCAACAGGTGGTCTTGGCGGTGGTGGTCGCGGTGGTGGTTCTTCAGGCGGCCCGATTGCAGGAACGGTAAACACAGGTTCTGGTGGTGGTGGTGGAAACTTTAGCCAAACAGGTTCAGCAGGTGGTT